AACTATCGTTAAAGAGAGCTTTCTTGAAATCAATTAATCCTTATATAGATTATGATAGCATGCCTTCATACTGGATAGAAACTATTTATGAGGACGAATTAAATAAACAAAAAATTGTTCCTGAAATCAAGCTTAAACCTGAAAAAGATGTAGGGGATGAAATTATTCCTAAAATAAAACCGGATCCTGATGAAATTAGAATAAAACCATTTCATAGTAATATATCTATGCCAGGGAATATCTAATGCCAGGTGGATATGGAACATACGGACCATGGAGCTCGGCAGGAACATCATATGTTTCATCGGGACAAAGTTCTAGCCCTTATCAACCAGGTGGTGGATCCACGAATCAAGGCGGAAGCAACGCTGTAGCAGATGCAGTAAATGCATATCAACAAAATCCTACCCCACAAAATCAGCAGGTGGCACAAGCGGCCATAGCTGAACAAACACCAGATCCTGGTTATCAAACATTTGAAGAATTAGCAGATTTAGCTGCTACAGATCCTAAATATAAAGATAGTTTTTATGCACCCAATACTCTTGGCAAGTTTGTGGCAACAGATAGTTCTGGAAATCCTATTCTAGATAGTTCTGGTAATTATATTTTAACAGGTCTTGGTAAACATATAAAAGAACAAGGTCAAGGTAGCGGTATAAATTTAGAAAATTTACAAGGAATTGAAAAAGAATATTATGCTAAGAGGGAAGCGGAACAGGCACAGCAAACAGGTGGTGGACATGATTATGGCTACGGATACGGCCATGGTTCAGGTTCTGGTGGATATTCTGTAGCAGGAGGAGTGCATCCACGATCTTTTTATAAAGGATTACCATATCAGGATTTCTCTGGAAAAGAAGTGCATAAAATGTTAGATTTTGATCAAAAGGTTGAAGCGGCAAATATACTAAGTAGACTATCGCAAGGTGCGCAGGCATTCGAGATGGATCCAAAACGACGTGGAATTTTAGCAGTATTACAAGCATAGGAGAGATATGTTACAATTATTAATTAAACCATTATTAGGCGTTGCTGGACAGGCGGTTTCTGGTTTCATAGAAACCAAGAAGGCGAAGGCCGAGAACAAGCTGACAGAAATAAAAGCTAATACTAAGTTGAAACAGCAACAGATCGCCGGCGAAGTATCGTGGGAAGCGTCTGCTGTTGATCAAATGAAGGGAAGCTGGAAAGACGAATTCGTTTTACTTGCCTTAATGATTCCCGCAATTTTAGTATTCATTCCCGGAATGACGGAGCACGTGGAACGAGGCTTTGAGGCACTTCATAAATTGCCGGATTATTATAAGCACCTCTTATATTTAAGCTGCAGTGTCAGCATGGGTGTGAGAATGGCTCCAGGTGTTAAAGGATTATTTAAGAAAAAATAATGATGGAAAAAGTCATAACGCTGTTAGTGGGATTACTAATGGCTCTTGGTGGGTGGACACTTACAAGAACTTTTGATTTATCTACAAAACAAGTTGTTAATACAGAAAAAGTTGACAAACTAGAAAGACAAGTAGAGAAATTGATGGACCAATTGGCTGATATGAAAGACCTTGATGAAGAAATCATGGAACAACATGAAGATTTTATAAAAGCTTTAGAAGGGTCTACTAAAAAATATAATTACTGATGATCACACCAGAAAAATTAACATCGTGGAGAATATTTCCACGCTTATTAATCACACTTTACGGATTTGCTTTTTATAGAACAACAGAGTGGTTCATGGCGTTACCTGACCCAACAAATGCACAATCAGCATTTGTATCGGTTATAGTAGGTGCTGGAGCCGCATGGTTTGGACTGTATGTAGGTGGGACAAGACAATCTAAAGCGGAAAAGAAAGAAGAGGCTTGATAAAATTTGAAATTTAGTGTATAATGCGCGTGAATGAAAGATGAAACCGCTATTTATCTAATCTTAAAGAAGATTAGAGAGCGCAAGGAACAGTTAAAAAATATTATCGCCAATGGCATTCACAGCTTTGACGAATACAACAAGACAGTTGGTGAGTATAAAGGCTATAATATAATGGAACAGGAAATACAGGACCTGCAGAAAAAAGAAGATGGAGATACCTAAAAGAAAATTTGCCCTCGAAGAAAAAGATTTATCAATAGAGGCGGATAAAAATAACAAGGTGGCGGAAGACAAAGAGAACCGCTTTCTTAAAAAAATTCAAGAAGAAGCAACTGATAATATAAAACATCTACCTACCGATAAGGTATTAGATCGTTTGCCTGACCCCACAGGATGGAGGCTTCTTATTCTCCCATATAAGGGACAAGGAAAGACAAAGGGTGGCATAATATTGTCCGATGAGACAATCGAGGAGAGGGGATATTCAACCGTTACTGGTTTAGTCCTGAAAGTTGGACCTGATGCCTATAAAGATAAAGAGAGATTTCCGGACGGACCGTGGTGCAAGAAAAATGACTGGATTATATTTGGTCGTTACGCCGGGTCCCGTTTTGGAATAGAGGGTGGTGAAGTGAGAATACTAAATGATGACGAGATAATAGCTGTGGTAAAAGACCCAGAGGATATCTTGCAGTTTAGATAAACAGGAGTAAATTATGCCTGCAGAAACCACTATACAAACACAAGCAGAGGTGGAAGAAAATATGGTTGACCTTCCTGCAGAAGGGGAATCCATTGATGTTGAGTTACCGAAAAAGATTGAAAAAACCATAAATCCTGATCCTGAACCGGAAGCAGTTGAAACGGAAGTTAAAACCGAAACTGCGTCCACTGAGGAAATGGATGATTACGGGAGAAAAGTACAGTCCCGTATAGACAAATTAACTAAAAGATTACGTGAATCTGAAAGACGCGAAGCGGCTGCAATACAGTTTGCGCAAGGTGTGCAATCTGAACAGCAAAAGCTGCAAGGAAAGGTTAAATCACTTGATACTGGGTATTTAACTGAATTTTCAACGCGTGTTGAAGCGGAAACGGCTGAAACTAAAAAAGCTTTAAAAACTGCTTTGGATGCTGGTGATATTGATCAGCAGGTTGAAGCTAATCAAAAATTAGCGCGTTTAGCAATTGAGCATGAACGCGTAAAAGCGACTCAGGCTCAAAGAGAGAGATTAAAAAAGGAAATGGAGGCACGTGGAATTGACCCAAATCAGCCACAAATGCCACAACAACCCATTCAACGGCCACAACAGCCACCTCCTCCACCGGATCCAAAGGCGGAAGATTGGGCTTCAAAGAATACGTGGTTCGGGGAAGATGAACCAATGACCTTGACATCCTTCTCAATTCATCGTAAACTAATGGAAGAAGGATTTGACCCGAGCTCCGATATGTACTATAATGAAATAGACAAACGGATGAAGGACACTTTCCCTCATAAGTTTGAACAAAGTTCAACGCCGACTCAAACGGTTGCCTCTGCTAATAGAGGTGGACCAATCAGGCGCAAAGGCACAGTGAGACTCACACCATCACAGGTAGCCATATCAAAAAAACTAGGTGTGCCACTAAGCGAATATGCGAAGTACGTGAAGGAGTAGGCATATGGAAAATAAAAAACAAAATAAACTACCATCACGCGAGTCTGAAACCCGAGCTAAAACCGAGCGAAGGAAACCATGGACTCCACCATCACAACTAGACGCACCACCTGCACCAGCTGGATTTGTCCATCGCTGGATAAGGGCCGAATCTGTAGGACAGATGGATCAAAAAAATGTATCCGCTAGACTACGCGAAGGATGGGAATTTGTCAGAGCTGACGAATATCCTGATGTTTCATGGCCTGCAATTGATTCAGGTAGATATAATGGTGTTATAGCTGTTGGAGGTTTAATGCTAGCAAGGATTCCGAAGGAAACCGTTGAAGAGCGTTCAAAATATTTTGCACAAGTTACGCAAGATAAAGATGATGCAATTGCAAACGATCCTTTGAAGGACCAACATCCTAGCATGCCTATCTCAAATGAGAGAAGCTCTCGCGTAACCTTTGGTGGCGGTAAGAAGAACTAGTTTTTTCTCCACATAAGTTGCACAAAATTGACACACTCATGAGGGGTGTGTTGAATTTATTAACATGAGGATAAAATCATGGCTAACATTGATGCGGCCTTTGGGTACAGACCTATTGGGAAAGTTGGCAGTGGCGTTAATAATGCAGGGACTACCCTGTACACTATCGAAGACAATTACGGAACATCTATTTATAAAGGTGACCACGTAATGCAGTCTGGAGGTTATGTAATTGCTGGAACGGCTTCCGGCGCTACTAACCTTGGTGTTTTTAACGGTTGCTTCTATATTGACCCAACTAGTAAAAAACCTACATGGTCGAATTACTATGCTCAGACAAATGTAACCGCTACTGGTTCCATTTCTGGGTCAACTAATATCGATGCATACATCTATGATGATCCGTACACTCTTTTTGAGGCTCAATGTGATGGCACTATAGCTAAAACAGATATTGGTAAAAATACTGATTCTGTGCTTGGTACTTCTAGCACTGTTAATGGTCTGTCTGTGACAGAAATTGACGATGGTACAGAAGCTACTACAGCTGGCTTGCAGGTCAAAATTATTGGGATTACAAAAGATCCAGAAAATGACGATGCTTCCAGTGCGAATTCAAACTGGTACGTAATGTGGAATGAACACGTTAAGTTAGGCACCGGCATTACTGGTACGTAATAGTTAGGAGAAGGTAAATGGCAATTTCAAGAATGCAATTGGTCAAAGAACTCGAACCTGGCTTGAACGCTTTGTTCGGATTAGAGTATGACCGATACGAAAACCAGCACACAGAAATTTTCGATTCTGAAAGTTCTGATCGTGCTTTCGAGGAAGAAGTAATGTTAGGTGGGTTTGGTAATGCAGAAGTAAAACCGGAAGGATCCGGCGTTGTATATGAATCAGCGCAAGAAACTTTCACTGCTCGCTACACTCACGAAACTATTGCTTTGGCTTTCTCATTAACTGAAGAAGCTGTAGAGGATAATCTTTACGACAAAATCAGTACTCGATACACAAAAGCATTGGCACGTTCAATGGCTAACACTAAACAGATTAAAGCTGCTAACGTTCTTAACAGAGCGTTCAACAGTTCTTATCTTGGTGGTGATGATAAGGAGCTTTGTGCTACTGATCACACTACTCTTGGTGCTGACCAAAAGAACGAATTGTCAACTGCTGCTGACTTGAACGAAACTTCGCTTGAGCAAGCAATGATCGATATTGCTGGTATGAAGGACGAAAGAGGAATGAAAATTGCTCTTCGTGGAATGAAAATGATCATTCCTGTAAATCTTCAATTTACAGCTGAAAGGTTGATGAAATCTGCAG